CTTTAAAGTCGGCCATCTCATTTAATAACTACTAGTCGTGGTATATCCAATACCAGCGTTTGCTGAGCCTCCTACTATTGTATCTGCCTCAACCGTAACTGAACTATTTGCAACATCAATATCTAACACTTGATTTCTAATAGGAACAATATCGTTTGAATTTGGTTTAACCGTAACTTCTATAACCGTTGAAGCTACACCTCTTACGTTTTCTATGTTAGATACATTTAAAGAGTTTACTTCAACTTTACCTGACGAATAATCTATTGTGCCTTGTGTACTATTAGCGTATGATCTAACAGAACCATCCATTTTATATCTTCTTACATTACCTTGACCATCATCATCTAAAAAGAATACATCTGTTGTATTACCATCTATCTTAAATCCTGTTGATTCTAAAATACCACCAGAAGCAGAATTATGACCAGAGTGTGGATTATATAATGCGTTAGCAAAGTTAATTGTGTATTTTGTAGAACTGCCTAATGTAGGTACAAAAGACTTTCTCATTTTAATTGTAGTTATGTTTGATAAAATACTTTCATCTGTTTCATCAATTAAACCAGTTAGTTTTGAATATCTAAAAATACTATCAAATGCTTGTAAAGTATTTGAATTATAATTTGTTAATGTAGTAATAACATTTGATTTAATTGTGTCAGCAGTTTTAGGTGTAGCGCCTTCATCAAATTTAACGTTTGATGTAATAATTAAATCTGTTGTTTCAGGATCAAGTATTACTGGTGTTACAGAAGCAACTGAATATTTTTTTAAATCTTTTACTATTCTTTCTTTTGTTGCGTCTGTTAGATTTGAACCACTTTTTGGTAAAATAGAAAGATATACTCTACCATAGAATGGCGTTTCAGCGTCTTCACCACCCCAAGCACTTACTGATTGTGAGTTAGCATAAAGTTGTTTTACTTTTGATTTATAATCTTCTACCGTTACTGCTCTATCTTGTGACGCATAAAAACTAGATGTATTAAATTTTATACTTTGTAAACTTTCAGGTTCAGCACCACCTTGTGCTGATGAGTTGACGGTTGTAGTTATATCTGTAAATCCTGAAATAGAACCTGACAATGTAAATGCTGTTGCACCATTAGCTTCTGTTTTGTTTGTTACAACATAACTGATATTAATTATATTACCATCTTCTAATTTCTTACCAATAATACCATCACCAAAATATATCTCAAATTGACCATCTTCAGCTTCTTGTAAAAAATAAACTTTTGATGAACCTTCTAATTCTGTTATTGAAGTTGCTTTAGTGTATGTGCTTTGAGCTACGTCTGAAGAACTATTTTGTACAACAACTTTTATTGTAGTTGTATCTGCTCTATCACTAGGTATTAAAAATCTTTGGTCAATATCTGTACTATCATATGTGTATGAATAAGTTACGTATGTACCTTCGTAAACATCTAAACTTTGACATGTATAAATGCCATCAACTGGTTGTACAACTTTATCTCCAACTGAAACAAATGTATAAGTTAAACCATCTATTGAAGATGTAAATTTTGTACCTGCAGGTATTGTAATTGAAGCGCCTGTACCATCGTTAATTACTAATTTTAAATCAGCGATTGGTGCTCTAGCAGAGTTAGGTGTGTAACCTACTAATTTAGCCAATGACGCAACACTTGATCTTAATTGTGCTGTGTCCATAAACATTTCGTTTGCTACGAAATTTGCGTTGTAAGCTAAATAGTGTGTATTGTAAGCAAGTAGATCAAGCAATATTGCCATTGAACTACCTTCAAAGTTGTAATCTTTAAATTCGTTTTGATTTGATAAAAATCTTTTAAGTGAACCTTTTATATTCTCAAAATCTAATTCTGAAATTTCTAATTTGTGTTGTGCCATCTTATCTTACTCTTTGTAAAAATGTTGATACCGAAAGAGGTTCTTCTACGCCATTAATTAAAAATGAAACCATAATATCTAACCCATTATTTGTTTCATCTTCTCTAACTACTACATCTTCTACTGAAACTCTAGGTTCGTATTTTTCAATTGCCATTGCCACTCTATCTTTAATGAGTACCATAACAGGTTCAGTTAAATTCTCAAACAAGAACCCTCTTAAATTACAACCGAAGTCAGAATTAAAAGGTCTTTCGTATCTGTTTGTTAAGATTATATTCTTAACTGCTCTTTTTATGGCCTGAACATCAAATAACTTTGCAACATCTTTAGTTGCAGGATTTTTAGTAAAACTTAAATTCAAATCGCTGTAAATACGATTTGATCGTTTACTCTTATTCGTTGTCGTTGCGTCATAGTTTGAAAAGGCCATAGCAATATTTATATGACTTTACTGACCATTTACTAATACATTTAAAGAACCTGAAATCATTGCACCTGCGTCAGCACTATCTCCTACACGTCCCCAAGGTATACCACCTATTTTAACGTTATCTGATCCTACATTTAAGTTTGCAACATGGGCAGGACACAACGGAGCAGGTGGAAAAGTGTGAGATACGGTAGGAGTGCCTTTTACAGCACCTGGAATTGCATTTGCCTTAACCGTTCTTACTAATGAAGTTGATAAATTAGTGATTCCAGTACAAACATGACCTGTACTTAATGGATCACCTTCTCTAACTGCCATATTAACCTCTTTGTCTTGCTTCTAACGCCGCTTTTCTTGCTAATCTTCTTTGTTCAATAATAATTGATTGACGAATCTTTCGTCCTACTGGTATTTTTACCGAATCTACGATTTTTTTGCCTTTTTTACTAATATATTCAACGCCAATGATTTTATCCTTGTAATCCCCTTGTACTGCCATTACTGCTTTCTTCAAACTCATGGCTTCCTTCTCTTTTTCGTCACCCGATTCGTTCCAGAACTTAAAAATTCTCATTTTTTTCATAATTTCCTCATTTTTTAGTGTTTTTCAAGTATTTATGTTCTCTTTTTGTTCTCATATGCCAAAAAATCGCAGAAAACAAAGGGAAAAAACGGACTTTTTGACCATTTTTTTCCATTTTTTACTTGATTTTTCACTAAAAATACGGTATATTAATAGTATATGAAAACAACAAAGGAAAAAAACACTATGAATACACTATTTAGTATAATAACTATACTTTCGGCTATACTTGCCGTTGGTTCTATTGAAGATTGTGGCGGTCATTGTATGGGAAATGAGAACTGGACAATGTTTGCTGTAATGTTTACTTCAACTATCGTATTTGCTGTATTATCAGTAATGACTATGAAGGAGAATCAGTAATGTATTATATTTCAGAATTACATATGGGTGGTCCTACACTAGATTACAAGTTAATGGATTCAACTGATTGTTGGGGACCTTATAAATCACTTTCAAAAGCAAGAAAAATGTTTAAAGAGAAAGTATATAAAAATAAAAACTTAAACCATTGGGATTTTATGATTAGAGGACCTTATAGAACTAATAGATTAGGTCATAAAACAGAATGGTACAACGTAAAGAGTAAATAGTATGTTTAGACTTTGGTTATTTTTTGTTATATTACAATTTTTATTAAGTGTTGGTGTTGTATTTGCTAAAGATATTAAATCATATTCTGAAATACCAGAAGACGCAAATCCTAATTATGAAGTATTAGAACATTATCTTAAAAAATATATTAGTTATTCTGATATAAAAAATAGACCTTATAAATTTACAATTACACCAAACAACCCAAAAGAATTAATCCTTGATTTAACCACAGATGAATATGTTATTAAACAATTAAATAAAACTTCTATGATAAGTTATTTAATGTATGAAGATGGTGAGATTGTTATAGATGAAATTACTCCTAAAGATAGATTCGGTCATTTATTTACTAATGAAACACTTTGGGTTTCTAACTCTGCTGGTAAATCTATTATGTCATATGTTTATGGACATGCTGTTTGTAGAGGACATGTTGATGGTATACATCAAACTATGAATTGGGATATATTAGAAAATACATTATACGAAGGACAACCAATAATTAATATTTTAAACATGGCACCTGGTGATAAAAAAGTTAAAATAAAAAGAAACATCAATATGTCATCTTTAGAAAGTCTTTTAGAAACTGAATACAAAAATGTTAAGGCAACAAAAAGTAAATATAATTATAACAATGTAAATACAAATCTTATTGCTAGTTACCCTTTATATAAAATGGGTCTTAATGAATATGAAAAAATGTTAAATGAAATTTTTGCTGATAAAATAGGAATTGAACATAACGTAGTATTCTATAAACCAAGAGAAGCAGGAGAAGATGAAGCTTCTGTAACTTACGGTATGCACATATCAAGGTATGATTATTTAAGAATTGCTATTGCAATGTTAAATGATTGGAATAATAATACTTGTGAAGGACAATATTTAAAATCTCTATACGAAAACAAGATAAAGAAAAATGAAGACTATAGAAATAAAAACGAAGCGTTTTCTAAACCTAAATATTATGCAGGTCAATTCCATACATTTAAAAACAAAAAAATATTTGTATTAGATGGTTATGGAGGTCAAACAATTTCAATTGACTTTGATAATAATACGATTATATCAACACTTGCAATCCATAGAGATTTCAACTGGATGAAATTAGTACACTCTAAATTTTAAATAATATCAAAAGTACCTAATATCATACAGACTATAACATAACAGATATAGCCTAGTAAAAGGTAACCTACTATTTTTTCTGGCCAACTAAACATTTTCTTTTTCTCTTAACAACTTTTGGTTGTTCTTTCTTTTCAGGCAATATAGCACCTGTTGTAATATAGTGTTGAGTTAAAGGATTGTTAGCTTGGTAATGTTCGTATTCGCTACGTTTTCTTTTCACGGAGTTTATTTTTATTTATACTTTTAAAACTCTATGAGCGAACCATTTTAGAAATCTTTTTATATGACCGTTTACGTATTTGTTAAAAAAGTACCTGACAAATCTTACAAGTATTAATATTGGACTAGACAATACATCAAACGCAATAAGCCCTACATCTACAAATAGATCAATCCAATGATCTACGG